CAGGCGGGGCGACCTACCGAAGTGATACTCCATTTCTATGGCAGCACGACCGCTCTCAGCCTATCGGGACCTGTACCCCCAAGATGGTTAAAGAGGGGATGCAAATCACTGCTAAGTTGGCAAAACCAACACCTGATATGCCATCGCAACTTGCCGCTCGGCTCGATGAAGCCTGGGCATCAATCAAGGCAGGCTTAGTTCGTGGCTTATCTATTGGCTTCCTTCCCAAGGAGTATTCCTATCTGGATGAAGGTGGCGTCCGTTTCCTGAAATGGGATCTTCTCGAAGTGTCGGCGGTGACAATCCCGGCAAATGCAGAGTGTTCCATCCAGACCGTTAAATCTTTTGACCGCCAGTTACTCGCCGCGTCAGGCAATGAGAAACCGGTAGTTATAGCAACTCCATCTGCTGGCGCTACAGCAAAAAAATCTACCGAAAATAAAGGAAAAACCATGAATATCGCAGAGCAGATTAAAAGCTTTGAAACCAAGCGCGCCACACTGGCGTCAGCAATGGAAACCATCATGTCTAAAGCGGCTGATGAAGGCCGTACTTTGGACGCGGAAGAAGAAGAGAAATACGAGCTTAATTCATCCGAAATTAAATCTGTGGATATCCACCTGAGCCGTCTTCGCGACATGGAAAATGCTATGGCTAAAACAGCCAAGCCGGTTAGTAAAGCTGCGAGTGGTGAAGTTGCTGTTGTGGATAACCGTGCTCCGGCTATTATCCATGTAGAGCAGAAGCTTGAAAAAGGTATCGCGTTCGCCCGCTTTGCTAAAGCGCTTGCCGCTGCGAACGGCAGTCGCTCGGAAGCACTGGAAATTGCTAAAAAACAATATCCGCTCGATGCCAAGCTTCATCATGTTCTTAAAGCTGCAGTTGGCGCAGGCACCACAACCGATCCAGCCTGGGCAGGAAGCCTTGTTGAATACCAGGAATATGCGAATGACTTCGTAGAGTTCCTTCGTCCACAAACCATCATTGGTCGCTTCGGTCAGGGTAGCATCCCATCACTTCGCCAGGTGCCGTTCAATATCCGTATTCCTGCACAAACCTCTGGTGGCTCGGCAAACTGGGTTGGACAAGGTAAAGCTAAACCGCTTACCAAATTTGATTTTGAATCAATCACGTTTGGCTTCTCAAAAGTGGCTGCCATTGCAGTGCTTACTGACGAGTTGATCCGCTTCTCTAACCCAGCGGCTGATGCACTGGTGCGAAACGCGCTGGCCGAGGCGGTTATTGCTAGATTGGATACTGACTTCATCAACCCAGCAAAAGCTGAAGTTGCTAACGTTTCGCCAGCCTCCATCACGAATGGTATTACCGGCATTCCATCTACTGGCGATCCAGATGCAGATGCTGAAGCAGCCTTTGCACAGTTTGTTGTAGCCAATTTGCAGCCGACTGGTGGTGTTTGGATCATGTCCAGCACCAACGCACTAGCACTTTCCATGAAAAAGAACGCTCTGGGCCAGAAAATGTATCCGGAAATGACATTGCTCGGCGGCACCTTCCAGGGGCTGCCAGCAATTGTTTCTCAGTACGCTGGTACCAACCTGACGCTGCTTAACGCGCCGGATATTTATCTTGCCGATGACGGCGGTGTTGCAGTTGATATGTCCCGTGAAGCCTCGCTGGAAATGGAAAGCGATCCAACTGGCGATAGCGTCACCCCAACGGGTACCGAAATGGTTTCCATGTTCCAGACAAACAGCGTGGCAATCCGTGCGGAACGTTGGATTAACTGGAAGCGCCGCCGCACAGCGGCCGTAGCAGTCATCACTAATGTTAACTACGGCACCACCCCAACCAGCTAAAACGGAGGGCGGGGTAAAACCCCGCCATTTTTATGGCAAGGATTAAATACCTTCAGCGAACGCATGACTCATTGCCTGGCGATGAAAAAACCGTGAATGACCAGTGCGCGAAGGTACTGGTTCTGCTTGGTAAGGCTGAATTTATTACCGGCCGTCGTGCTGGTGTCCAGGGTAGTAAAAATAAAAAAGATAAAACGGGGACTGGCTGATGTGGAATTTTTTGAAGCGAAAAGATAAGTCGCTACAGCAACCATCATCTCGCGGCTGGACGTCGATATTCTCATTCGTGAGAGAACCATTTTCCGGGGCATGGCAACGGAACATGGAGATCAGCAACCCGACAGTGTTATCGTATTACGCCGTTTTCTCCTGCATATCACTTATTGCTAGTGATATCTCAAAGATGCCTCCGGGTTTGAAAGCTAAAGACTCAAACGGGGTATGGAAAGAAACACAAGATTCGAAAATAGACGCTCTTTTCAATAAACCAAACCAGTTCCAAAACAGAATTCAATTTCAAGAAACTTGGATTAACTCGAAACTTTGTCACGGTAATACCTACGTGATGAAAATAAGGAACAACTCAGGTTTCATTACTGAATTGCGAATTCTTGATCCTGAAAAAGTTGTCCCATTAGTTGCTGATGATGGTTCTGTTTTCTATCAAATCAGTCCTGACAACATTAGCGGCCTACCTGCACAGGTTACTGTGCCGGCGCGTGAAATTATTCACGATCGTTTCAACTGCCTTTTCCACCCTTTGATTGGTGTTTCTCCAATTTACGCATGCGGAATGGCCGCAATGCAGGGCAAACATATTCTGGAAAGCTCTGCATTCTTCTTCAAGAACGGCGGCAAGCCGAGCGGGGTAATTACTATCCCTGGCGCCATCGATGCTGAGAAGGCCAAAGAAATCAAAAATAACTGGGATACCGGATATACCGGAGATAATGCCGGTAAGACGGGGTTGTTGTCTGGTGGGGCAGAATACAAGCCAATTACCATGTCAGCCGTTGATGCTGATACGGTTGAACAGCAAAAATTGTCCGCTGAAATGGTGTGCTCTGCTTTTCATGTTCCAGCCTACAAAGTTGGCGTTGGCGACACGCCCTCATATGACAACATCGAAGCCCTTGAGCAACAGTATTATTCGCAATGCCTTCAGGTACTCATCGAATCTATTGAGCTATTGCTTAATGAGGCATTCGAGCTTGATGTCAGGAAACAAGTTGAACTGGATATCAGTTCTCTTTTGCGCATGGACAGCGAGCGCAGGATGAAAACCCTTGGTGAAGGGGTGAAAAATACCATCCTGACACCAAATGAAGCTCGCAAAAAAGAGAATCTTCCACCCGTTGAAGGCGGTGATGCGCTTTATCTTCAACAGCAGAATTACAGCTTGCCAGCGTTAGCCCGGCGTGATGCATCGGATAACCCCTTCAGTAGATCGTCATCTCAACCAACTGTGCAACCAGATGAACCAGCATCCAAAGCTCTTTCTGATTCTGAGGTGATTGCTATGAAGGCCATGATTAGAGGGATGATTGCCAAATGAATGAACGAGAAATTGAAATATTAAAGGCGATCACTGAAGAATTCAGCGCTGTGCTTTCAGGTCTTAAAATGGATTTTGCAAAGCAGCTAGAAGATCAGCAGAAAGCTTTTGAGGAAAAGTTTTCTTCGCTGAGCAAGACTGTTGATGAGTTGAAAGAAGTTTCAGAACCTGACGTTTCAGCGCTGGCGCGTGAGGCCGCTGCCCTTGTGCAGGTTCCTGAGCTCCCAGTCATGCCAGATATTGCTTCGATGGTAAGTGACGCTGTTGCAGCACTGCCAGTACCTGAGCCAGCAAAAAGCATCACGCCTGAAGACGTTAGGCCAATGCTTGAGAAACTGGTGAAAGAGGCTGTTGCAGATATTCCAGCACCTTCAGCACCAGAACTCCCAGATATTGCTTCGATGGTAAGTGACGCTGTTGCAGCACTGCCAGTACCTGAGTCGGCGATTGATGGCGAACATGGACGCGACGCTCTTCAGCTCGAAGTGTCACCCTTCATTGACGAAGAGAAAAGCTACCCGCGCGGAAGCTATGCCACTCATTCAGGCGGCCTGTGGCGCGCTTACGAAAAAACCCATGGCATGCGTGGTTGGGAATGTCTGGTCGATGGCATTGCGGGTATTGATATCGTCAACACCGACGAGCGGAACTTCATCGTTACCGTTACGCGCGCCAGCGGTGCAACAGAGATTAAATCTTTCTCCATGCCAACGTTGATTTATCGCGGTGTATTCAAATCTGGTGAGGTTTACCAACCAGGCGATACGGTTACCTGGGGCGGTTCAATGTGGCACTGCGATGAAGAGTCCGCTGATAAGCCAGGCGAAAATGGTTCAAAAGGCTGGACGTTGGCGACCAAGCGCGGCCGGGACGGGAGAGATAAAACGTGATTGAACTCGTAACGCTTGATGAAGCGAAGATGCATTTGCGCATTGATGAGGATTACGGCGATTCCGATCTGACGTTAAAAATTCAGGGCGGCAGCGCTGCTCTGTTGGCTTATATCCAGGGTAGCCGCGATAAGGTTGTAGCCGAAAATGGTGACCTTATTGATGGTGAACCGCTAACACGGATGCAAACGGCTTTGCTGGTTCTTCTTGGTTATATGGACAGGAACCGCGGTGGAGAGGAAGAGGAAAAGTTGAAGCAGGGAGAATTGCCCTACTCTGTAACGATGCTTATCTACGACCTGCGGCGAACAACAATTATTTAGGAGTGCTTATGGCATGCTCAGGTTGTGAACGCCGAAAGGCATGGATTAAAAAAATGATGCGGGTCGCGTATGAACGAACAACTGGTAAATCAGCTAATCGAGGCATTGAACAAACAGGCGGCAACGGTAGAGAAGCAAACCGAGGCGATAAGCCGACTGGCTGAATCTAACGATGCGTTGTGCTCTGTAATCATGCAGGCTCTGAGTGAAGAACGTGATGGCGTTGAAATTACCGCGCTTGATGATCTCAGGCCTGTCTATTTAAGCGAAAAAACCACCAGGCGGTAAGTATGAAAGCTGGCCCGCTACGGCATCGCATTATGTTGCAGGAAGCTGCAAAGGTTCAGGACCCGATTACTGGTGCGATGATTGATTCCTGGGTAGATGTGAAACCAGTCTGGGCCGAAGTTACCGCCGTGTCGGCCCGTGACTTTGTCGCGGCACAGGCATATCAGAACCAAATCACATCCCGCATTAAAATTCGCTACCGGACAGACATAAGCGACAAACATCGCATCCTGTTCAGGGGGGGCATTTATAACATCGAGGCCGTACTCCCTGATCCAGATAGCGGTTTGGAGTATCTAACACTTCCCTGCTCAAGTGGAGTTAACGATGGCTGATGGCGTTGAATTTGAGTTAAAAGGTCTTGATTCTTTGCTGGGTAAACTGGATGCCATAGGAGAAGACCTTAAACGTAAGAGCGGACGCGCAGCGCTGCGTAAGGCTGGGAATGTCATTGTCACCCAGATAAAGAACAATGCGATGCGGCTTGATGACCCACTTACCGCGCGCAGCATTGCTGACAACGCTGCTCTGCGCTGGAACGGAAAGGTGTTCAAGCAAACCGGTGATCTCGCATTTCGTATCGGGATACTCCAGGGCGCCGTACTGAAGAAAAACCCAAGTATGGGAAAAGACGCGCCGACGCCGCACTGGCGATTGCTCGAGTTCGGCACCGAGAACATGGCGGCTAAACCACTTGTTCGCGCTGCGGCCACATCCAGGATGAACGAAACATTCAACACCTTTGCCAATGAATATGAACTCGGTATCGACCGGGCCATTAAGCGCGCACAGAAAAAAGGAGTGAAACCGTGATCCCCCCGATATTCGCCGTTTGCTCTGCGGATGCAGCGGTTAAAAGTTTACTTGGTGATTCACCCGTTCGTCTCTACCCATTTGGTCTTCAGGATGACGTAAAGGTTTATCCCTATGCTGTCTGGCAGAATATTCCCGGTGGTGGGCCTGAAAATTACCTTAATCAGCGTCCTGACGCGGATAAGTATTCGCTGCAAGTTGATATCTATGGCGACACTCCAATTCAGTCAATGAATGTGGCGCGCGCGTTGCGAGATGCGATTGAAGGGAAAGCTTACATCACGCGATGGGGTGATCAGACGCGCGATCCTGAAACGAAACGATACCGATATTCTTTCGATATTGACTGGATAGTCAACAGATAAAGAAACCTTCC